TTTTTTCTTAATTTCTTTCTTAGGCATTTCTTTTGCTGCTTTCTTAGCAGCTCCTTTAACATTCTTTTGACCCTTTTTAGCGCCCATAACCGCGCCAAAAAATTTTCTCTGTTTCTCTGATTTAGCAGGCATAATAATATTTATATATCTATTATTTTTTTCTACGTTTTTGCTTAGATGTGCCCCAGCTGATTATCGGATCAAGCAATGAAGAAACATCACCACCGATAACTACATTTTTTGCCGCCCCTACTATTCTTTCCGGAGCATTAATCGCTTTTTTAGCTAGTTTAGCAGTCCCACCAATGACCTTTTTAAAAATGCCCTCATTTACTGGTGTGTCATCTATTATAAAAGCTTTGTATAGACTTGAAAGACATTCATCACTATGACCTGCTTGCTTTAAAAATACCTCTATATCAGATATACAGCTAGTGTTAGTCAATTGATTAATTAACGGGTCATTCTCTTTTAAATTTAACTTTCTTATAATAAAAGCCCTAAGCTCATTAAAGGTATCTTCTTTATCTTCGTCATTAATATATTCAATAACATCTTCAGGTATATCGTCAATAGTAAGCTCAGGATTCAATACTAAAATTTTTAGGTTACCTTTACTTTCTTCGAGTACATATCCCTCATATCCTTCTATTTTTGAAAAATCTTTTTCTGTATTAATTTTAGCAGGATCAACTTTTACTCTTATACGCTTAAGAGATGTTGTTTTAAGATTATCTTCTATTATCTTTCTAAATTTCACATAATTATTTATGTTGATTTAATTACATCTTCCCATATAATAGTTATTATGTTTAAAAAGAAATTAGCTTTTGCGAATCACAATCACCCTCATACACAAGAAGAAAGAGAACAAATAATTGAAAAGGCATCTAAAGCATATGAGGCTTATATGGATGCGTTAGGTTATGATTGGAGAAATGATCCCAACAGTGCTAATACACCTCATAGAGTTGCAAAGGCATTTGTAGAAGATTTTGCTTGGGGTTGTTATAGTGAACCACCCAAGATTACCGCTTTTGATAATATAGATAAGTATGATGGAATCGTTTCACAAACTAATATTAAAGTAACCTCACTTTGTTCGCATCATCATGCACCATTTATGGGGTTTGCACATGTAGCTTACATACCTGCAAAGGATGGTAAGGTTATTGGTCTTAGTAAATTAAATCGTATTGTAGATTGGTTTTCTCGACGCCCTCAAGTACAGGAAAACCTCACAATGCAAATTCACAAGTATATTGATGAGGTATGCTTAAAGAATAAGGGAGTAGCTGTTATGATTGAAGCAGCTCACACTTGTTGTTCGAACCGTGGTATTAGACATGATTCTACAATGCGTACAGCTAGAATGTCTGGGGCATTCTTAGATGATAAGGATAATTCCAGAAATGAATTTTATAAGTTTGTTGATTTTGCGCAAAATAGAAAACTTATTTAAATAACGACTAAATATTTATGTGAGTCAGTCGCTGTTAATAAATGGCGATTTAATAAACCCTCCTTCGTCAATATCGTGTGTGAGGGATATAACTTTTATTGCACACGAATATCTAAATTTAGACGTTATTATAGAATGCATAGCTGAAAAAGATTTTTATCACCGTTATCTTAAGAATTTTGGTGCTATGGATTACGTAGATGAATTAACAGCATTCGGAGAAGAGGAAGGTATGAGAATTGATAATGATTTTCACTATGACCCCACAGTTTATGTTACCGATGTTATTGATGCTAGTAATATACAATTAATTCTCAAAAGTATCGGTTTCAGAGGCTTCTGATTTCTTCTTAAACACAACAAACGCTTTTTTTGTATTAGGATTAACTATTTTTAAAACATTTTTGCCTTTAAATTTGGGACTACCCGATTTTGTAACAATTAACGTCTTTTGCCTGTTTGCTATATTTCTTATCGCCTTTTCACTAAAGTTAGGCTTTAACCATGCTTTAGCTAGAGGATCTTTCTTATCGATAGCAATTACTCTATATTTTGTCGATTCTTGAACTTGCTTGTTTACATCAATAAGAGCGTTTAGCTTTTTTAAAAATGGCTCGCCCACTAAAATTGGATCTTCATTCTCTGTGCGATCTGCAATACTAAAAGGCACATCTTTATATTCTTTACCATTAATTTTTATATTTAATTTTACTATAGGTCTATCTTCTTTTACCCCGCTACCAATATGGATTTTAATATCACCAGCACGAGGCGCTTTTATTTTTTTATTATCTACGGTAGTAAAAGAAATATTTTCACCGTCTTCCGAGATATCCACTCCGTGCAATACGTTATAAGCCTCATTACCGCTATCAATTTTTGCCTTAAGCTTACCCAAGCCGTCAATTTCAATAAATTCATTAACGCCAAAAATAGGGTTTTTATAAAAATCTTTAAATGGTTGCACTATAATATTTATTGATTAAAAAGATGTTTTCATGTATAATGTAATAATGGACAATATTTTTAAGAAATGCACTGAAATTTCTTATGCGCTTCTAAAGAAGCATGGTAATTATCGCTGTAAGCATTTCTCGTTCATTTTTCAAAGGAATCGGCTAATTTCAATAGGTATTAATAATCCCAATAAAACTCATCCAAAAAATTTAAAGATTGGTTTTTTTAATAGAAAAGGTGAAGATATATCACATACAATAGGTGTACATTCAGAATTATCGGCTATTTTAAAGCTTGGAGAAGAGGATTGTTCTAAATATACTATTGTTAATACCCGTATTAATAGAAACAATCAATTAGATTTTTCTAAACCCTGTACCGGATGCAGCTCTCTTCTAGATCAGTTAAATTTTAAAAAGATTTACTACTCAACAAGTAACGGCTACCAGTTTTTACAGCTATAATACTTAGGTGTACCGGGTTTTGCAGAAGAGCACTTATGTCTAGCTCTAAAAGATTTTCTTTTTTTAGGATTTGATTTTTTAATTCTTAAATTCGGATCACCATAATGTATTTTTTTATAACCACTACCCGACTTTACACATCTCATATATTTTTTGTCAGAGCGCGTTGATGATTGTTGTCCTGTTACTTTAGTGCAACGTGAGCCTTTACTTTCTTCTAGTATATCCCGTTCTAATGCATTTAGAAACGCTCTTTCAAATAACATAAAATTATTTATTCAATTGATTAAATAATTACATGTTTGCCAAAGATTTTAATGCATTAAATGATCTATATAACAAAAAGATCGTTAATGAAAGCGTGGGCTTAGGCCCTAAGGCTGATAACTCTGGTGTTATTCCTTCTCCTGATAAAATGGCACAAGTAGTACCTCCTAATAAGAATTGTAATTGTGAGGGAGGACATGAAGAAGGTTGTGAAGGCAGAGTAAATGATGAATCAGAAAGTAATGGTGAAATGTGCCGGCAATTGTTATTTAGAATACATAAAGTTTCAGCAATGCTACATGATATATTGAACGGTAAAGATAATGTAGAAGCATGGATCTTAAGCAAACTTACCAATGCTCATGATCAAATACAATCGGTATTTGGCTATGAGGATTATAAAGCTGTAACTGAACCCACAGATGCGGTATGCGGAGGTAACCTAGAAGAAAATAATGAAGAGGATCTTTTTAAGGCTATTTCAGCAGGCGGAGAGGATTTAGTTAGGCAATTACAGAGCGTTTTAAAAAGAGAATCACGCGAAACGCTAGAGAAAGTTCTTTTTGAAACAATAGTTCTTTTAGAGAATAAAAAATAAAAATTATTTTATTTTATTGTTAAACAAATTATAGATTTTTGGATTAAATTTTCCGCCTAAGACTGCTTTAATAATATCTTTTCTCAGTATATTGTTTGAATTTTTATATAGATTCCTCAACTCCGAAGCGCTTGTAATTTTTCTACCATTTAAATTAAATTCTACAGTTGTTGGTGCGTAAATGTATCCATGCCCACCTTGTTCTTTAAATGGTTGCATTGAGTTTAAGTCTGTAAAAGGTTGAAAGTAAGTAGGTGTACCTTTAGTAGTAGTACCAAATGCAAACCTAGGATCCGATTCCATATCTTTTTTACCTACTAAATAAATAACTTTCGCTATATTTTGATCATACTCTTTTAAAATTTCTAAAGGCTTGTAAGGTTGCTTTTTTAATTTAATTTCATTCTCTGGAACACCGGCGGCTATCATGATTGCTTTTTTTTCAGCAAAATTAAATGGATAGCGCTCAGGGTCTTTTGCCTTAGCTATTTCATCAGATGTAGCTACAAAAAAATCTGCACCAGGAAATTGTTTTTTAGCTAAATCGTAAATTTTCTTATGCCCTTCATGAAAAGGTTGAAATCTACCCGGAAAAACAACAATAAGATTATTTTTTTGATGTTGAAGAATTTCTAGGACAAGCTCGTAGAATTTCATATATTCATTCCCGGTGTAAGATGACCATGTAAGATGTTTTTACTGTAAGGAGGTGATGTTATATAATTATTATTTTTATTAACTCTGTCAGAATTAGCAAGCTGACCTTGAACACCATACTCTTCATTTTCACCGCGCCTAGCAAATTTACCTAATTCTTTTCCAGTTATAAAACTACCGGTAATTTTTACTGGGTTAGAAGATATAGAAGGATCACGTACAACTATACCTTCTTGCTTATCTAATTCACCTAGTTTTGATGAAGCCTGTGTTTTTATAGCATCTCCTAATACAATAGTTGCGTGATAAAATACTGCACCATCTATAGCCTTCTGCACATCTTTAGGAGTTTTTGCATAAGAATTTAAAGGTACACCTGTTTTAATATTTTTATAATTCTCTAAACTCATAGCTGATATCTTCCTTCCATCTACAAGAGTAATTTTTTCAGCTCTAGGGTTTTTTGCTTTTGATAACCATGATTGTAAGGGCTTTTTATCAAACGTCCTTGAATCCTTAGTCACAGCAAACTCAGAATTTAAAACAGAATTAAAGTCAACATTCTTTTTTAATTCTACACCTATTTCATTTACGACATCAAAATTCTGTTTTAATGCTATAGGCTTAACTTTCTCAATAAGTGACATTAATGCTTTCTTATCATATGAAATTTCACGCGATGCTCTGCTTACACTTCCTCTTACTGGGCTTCTGACTTTTATTATTTCATTTAAACCGTGTATAGCTAAAAAATTATTTGCATAGCCTATCACATTTGTCGAGCCTTGAACATATTCCATATTAAAAAGAATTTTATTGTTATCCCACATCTTAAGCTTTTTTAATTCTTTTTCTATTGTAGGTATAGCAGAGTTAAAAATATCTAATACTATTTTACCCGTTGTAATCATACCATGTCCTTCTGGAAATCTTTGCGCTAATCTTGATACAGTAACACCCTCTACATCTTCTACTTTATTAGAACCCCTATCCATAGCAAACTCTTTATTACCTTCTTGGTTTGTTATTAATTTAATAGACGTATTAAGACCATCTATCTTTACTGCAGAAGGTTTTGTTTGCAAGCTTTTTACTATTTTTTTAAAAATTGAAACAAGACCGCTACCACTGTTAGCTCCAGGTAAATCGAAAGGATGCGCCATATGCCCAGCTACACCACCCTCAGTAATAAACTGTGCGAATGTGATCATTTTAATGAAATACCAAAAGTACCATGTTGCTGGTCAGAGCTCGGTCTAGATATAATAAAATATTTGTCAACAATATTATAATATTTCATAAAATCAAAACCATTTACATCTACAATAAAAGCATTAAAGTTATCATTAAATGCAAGAAGATTATCAAAGTCTTGACCATCAGTAAGCTTATATGTTTGCATTTGTAGTGCTGTTGACAGTAGCTTAATTAACTCTTCACCAAGCGCACCCGAAAAAGCTTCTTTTTTAAAATTATTTGAAGCTTCAATAAATTGATTAAAAATAGTATTTTTAATACTGCTATCTTTTATCTCTTTAGGTGTTTTATAAAAAATAAGACCAAAAATATCTTTTATGGTAGAACTTTCTATACTAACAATTTCATTTAAACACATGTAAATATTAGTAATTAAAGTAGTATTATCTCCTCCAGCGCTATTTACTTGACCAAATTGCTTATTAATATTATATTTTTTATAAAAATTATTCATATATGTTTCTATATTCTTTAAAGCCAATGTAGGGTTGCCCTTACCCATTCTACCATCGGTGCCCTTTACTTCATAAGTTACTGTTCCAATTTGCAGGGGTATGCTATTATAATCACCTCTTTGAATTTCTATATCACCCCCGCCTATGGCCTTCCTTGCATTTTTATAAAAAATAGTTAATCCTAACTCAACCTTACCCAGATTAGCACTTCCCCTACCAACAGTATTAAGCATTGCTCTAATCAATTCCGGAGAGGTGAGATATTTATTTTTTGTTTCTTTATATATTACATCAACTAAATTACTTCTACCCTGCGGTGGTAGGTTATTAATTTTATTTGCAGGTTTACTTAAATCTACCAAAATACCTTTAACATTTGCGTATTCTATATTTTTATCTTTATTATTATTCATTTTTCTAAGTTTACCTACTATAATCATTGCGGCATCTTCAGCTCCCTCCCCACCTCCTCCGATAATTTTTTTAGCTATATCAATTAATTCGCTTTCACCTTGTTTTTCTTCTTCCGGGGTAGTATACGCTATAGGAGTTTCTGTTTTCTTAATTTTTCTACCGAGTATCCTTCCCATTTCTGCCTTAGGAAGTGTTCTTCCTTCTTCAGGCTCTATACCAGGCAAATGAAATTGTACGGAAGGCTGCGTATAATGCTTCTCCCTCCCTTGCTTAAGCTCTTCTCTTAAAACTTGTTGTCTCGGTAATAGGGGTACAGACTTAGCAAAAGATTCAGAAAGATAAACTTGATCTAAGCTCCTGTAAGGCTTCGACTTCATTTTTATTATGCAGCAATATCATTGCTGTACCGTTTCATTATATTGAGAATTTCTTTATACTTTGCCATAAAATTATTTTCATTTATTGAATTCACAAACTTTTTAAAATGTGGATTTTCAATTTTTTGAGGATTATCCTGATAATTTTCGTTTGCAGCTATTGCAGCCTGCAGACCTTCTCTAACCTCAGTAGCATTTTCTTTAGTTATCGGTGTAGTAAAGAGATCGTCTATTGAACCTGCAGGTATGTTCATTACCAGGGCTTTTGCTAGCAACCTAACAATATCTACGTAGCCTTCTGGGGGCACGGAATTTGCTTTAGGAGCTTCCTGAGGCGCGACATTAGGCTGAGGTGCCTCTGCGGCCGGTGCTGGCGCTGCAGCGTCTTGAGGCTGCATATCTGCTTCTGTTACAAGAGACATGTATTTGTTAAATGAATCAATAAACCCCATGTATATATTTATCTTATTAAACTATAAGAAGTTGCTTTGTTTTAAGACGATTAAAGTAATCTTTATTTAAGAAAATTAAATCATTTTTCTTAGTAAACGTCTTTATTTTACTAAATGTAAACTTTTCAATATCAAATTTATCTAGATAATTCCTTACGCTCAGTACTATTTCGCTGCCTCTACCATCATTTTTAGAAAGTAGATGAGATAAAAATTCAAAGGAAATATTTGTAGTAAAAATTTTAATAGGAAGAAGTTTTCTTATTTTTAAAAGAATATTATTAATTGCTGTCAAAACGTCTTTTTCTGAAAAATATTTTAAAATTTGCATACTTTCGATTTGCGTATTATTAAAATACACAACATTTTTCTCACTTGTTTTTTCATTAAGAAGCTGTTCGCAAATACCAAAAATAATATGATGATAGAAGAATTTTTTTGCTTGCGTGCCGATTTTAGGCTTTATAAGGTTAAATTTATGCAGATCATTAATAATATTAACTTCTATCTTTTTTTCAAATAAATGATTAAAATTTATTAACCTAAAATTATATTGTTTAAATTCCATTTTACGAATCATAATATATGTAATTTAAATTTGTTCAAGAAATTTTTTTGGCGGTCGACCTATTCTTACATTTATAATACCATTATAATAATCATCTCTTAATAAAACATTATTTTTAATTTGCTCAAATATTTCAAAATAGGCTAACTCCCATTTTGAATTACAAGTTTTTAAAATTTTAAAAATAAATTTATCCTTACCGTATTTTTTTATATCTTCATTTAGCTCTGTAGAAGAGCTGGTATATTCTCTCCAATCAGATTCTTTTATTTCAATTCGCTTATTCTTTCTTCCTTTTAACGGAGCTCTTTTAAGCTTCGACTTACATTGTTTTTTACCAATATACTTTTTATTTGTTGCGGTATTAGTTATTTCGTAAATAAAGCCGAACGTAGATTCTTCCAGTTTTACTGAATCTCCGAGAATCCAATGTCCTAGTTCCACTTAACTATTTACTTACAGCTCTAAGCCTGGCAAAGGCCTTCTTTGTATTTTTAATTTTGTTTTTTTACCCTTTTTCTTAAGCCCTAAAGCTTTAGGCACCCTTGAATCTCCCGGGGCATATGCATTGTCAGTTTGAGAAGGAAATTGATTGCCCGAGGTACCTATTGCAAATAAAGTTCCAGGACCGAAAACACTACCAATACCACCTGCAACATTATCTTCATTAAGTGTTTTTATAAAAGCAGCTTCAAATAAACCTATTGATTTCATAATACTTTATGTTATTATTTATTAATGCTGTTAGACGAATATATAAAAGAACTAGAGAACGACTTAAAAATAGACGAGCTTATTCTTAAAGATTATCAGTTAAAATTACCCGGTATTAAGCATAAATGGGCAGGCAGATGCATAAGACATAAGTTAGAACTAATTGATTTAAAGAAAAGAAGAGAACTTATTAAGAAAGAATTAGTAGAAAAGATTCAAGAACAAAGCCCTGTTAAATTAGCAATCCCAGTAATAGAGCGCACAGCAGAAAAGCATAGTGATATTGTAGAAGCTGATACAAAGATAAAGCAAACAGAATTAATTATTGAATTGCTTGAAAAGTCTGAGAAAACACTCAGCTCTACATCATACGACATTAAGAATTTAGTAGACATTATTAAGCTTGAAACTACATGATCACATTTTCTTATGATACTAAAAAAAACTGTGGCATAATTTCTGGAGACAATCTAGAAGATATTCGCGAAGCTTTTTCTGTAAAAAATGAAGCTGCTTTTTTTGTAAGGCGAAAATATGGAAGATTTCTTCCGCAGCGCACATATTGTATTACTCCTACAGGTAGATTTGATTCCGGTCTTTATTATGAAATTAGAAAGCATTTAGTTAATACTCAATACGTTGGTGATGTTAAGACAGACGATGAATTGTATGATATAGTAAGACCATCAAAAACATGGTGTAATAATACACAGTTTAACACTGAAATAGTCCCTCTATCTATACCGCTTCGTGATTATCAAACCGATATAGTAAAAAAAGCGCTTTCTGTTGGGAGAGGTACAATTGTACTAGCAACTGCAGGCGGAAAAACACTTACAGCAGCTTCTCTTTTAACTAAACTATTTTTACTTCATGGTAATAAGTTTAAATGCCTGTACATAGTACCCGATCTTGGGTTAGTAGAGCAAACATACGGTGACTTTACAAGCTATAATGTTCCTTTTAAAATTCAAAAATGGACAGGTAGTTCTCATTTAGATACCAATAATCTCGGTAATGTTGTCATAGCAAATCTTGGAATATTACAAAGTAAGAATACTGATCTATCCTGGATCTCGTCTATTGATGCATTATTTGTAGATGAGGTACATAAAATTAGAAAAGGAAATGAAATTAATAAGATTATTAAGATTATTAAAACACCCGTAAGATTCGGGTTTACAGGAACTATGCCTGAAGGTTTAATAGATCAATGGAATATTATAGGTAAGATAGGACCTATAATTTATGAAAAACATAGTCATGAATTACGCTTAGAAAACTATGTAAGTAATGTACAAGTACAAATCTTAATTTTGAAGTATAAGGAAGACCCGTTTAAAGATGTTGTTATTTCATCAACCAATCTCTACAGAGAAGAGCAAAAATTTTTAATTAGAAATAATTTTAGAAATCAGGTTATAGCAAAAGTCGCATGTAAATTAACTAACAATTCGTTAATACTCGTCGATTTTATAGAACACGGTGAAGCTCTTTATAGAGTTATAAAAGAAGTATGTCCGGATAAGCAGGTTTATTTTATTCGCGGTGAAGTAGAAGTAGCTGAAAGAGAAAAGATTAGAACATTAATGGAAAATAGAAATGATATTGTTGTTGTAGCTATTTCGAAAATATTTTCAACAGGCATTAATATTAAAAATTTGCATTTTATTATTTTTGCATGCGGAGGCAAAGCTAAAATTAAGATCGTCCAATCGATAGGTAGAGGCCTTCGCTTGCATAAGGATAAGGATAAGCTTATAATATTCGACATTGCTGATGAATTTAAGTATAGTCATGCTCACATGGGCAAACGTATAAACCTTTATGAAAAAGAAAAAATTAAATACTCTACCAGAGAAATTATTGAAAGTTAAGAAAACCAGCTCTTTAAAAAAGAAGAGTAATACATCTCAGCTCGATCCCGAGCTGAAGAAAATAATTGAAACTGGAGTAATACAGGTACCAGTAGTTACACCATCAGCTAAAAAAACTGCAGCTAAAGATAAGGTGCATTATGTTAACGGAAAAGAATTCGAAGAAGAAATAAGACAGTATTATAAATCTGGGCATATAACAACAAAGCTCGGAGAAAGCCTCACTAAAATTGCTAACGGTCTATCTTATGCTCCCAACTTTATCAATTATTCTTATAAAGATGATATGATAGGAGATGCTATAGTAAAAATGTTCTCTGCATTAAGGAATAAAAAATTTAAGCTTGATACAGGGTTTAGTCCTTTTTCGTACTTTACAACTATTGCGTTTCATGCCTTTATTAATAGAATTAAGAAGGAAAATAAGCATCACGCTGCATTAGATGAATATAGAGCAAAGGTTTATACAGAACACATGATTAATCCGGAGCTAATGGGTGGCGCACACATATACGTAGAGCCAGATAAGGTCGATGACGATAATTATAACACCGCTTCATGAAGTCAGAGGAAATTAATCTTAATAAAAGTCAGGTTTGCTGTATTGGTGATTTACACATTGGTGTGCATCAAAATAGCAATTTATGGCACGATACTGCTATTAAATGGGCTACCTGGCTTAAGCAAGAGCTTATAGCTAAAAATATAAAAGATATTGTTATTCTTGGCGATGTATATCACTATAGAGATGAAATAGCTGTTAATACCATCCATATCGTTAATCAGATTTTAAAAGAATGGGAAAATTTTAATATTGTAATATTAGTAGGCAATCATGATTCGTTTTATAAAGACAGGACAGATATTAATTCACTTTCTATTTTAAACGGCTGGAAAAATATTAGAATTATTAGTAATATAGAAAACCATAATCTGTACGGTAAGAAATGCACGTTTTTGCCCTGGGGTGCTGATATATCTAATATTGAGACGAGCGATATTATTTTTGGTCATTTGGAAATCGAAAGTTTTAAAATGAATTT